CGCGCCGACCGTGCTGGTGGCATCGTTTCGTGCATCGTTACCGGCCAGCAGATGCGTCTGGCTGACGGCGCCAGCAGTAGCCGTGTTGTCCTGGCGGACGCTGTTGCCAGCGACGGTGTGCGCAGAGGTGACGCTGCCGGTGTTGGTCGTTGTGTCTTGGCGGACACTGTTCCCAGTCAGCGTGTGCGACGAGGTGACTGCACCGGTCGTCGTCGTCGTGTCCTGGCGAACCGAGCTGCCAGTGATCGTGTGTGAGGAGGTGACCGCGCCCGTGGTGGCAGTGGTGTCCTGCCGGACGGAATTACCAGCCAGGGTATGGGACGACGTGACAGCGCCCGTCGTGCTGGTGGTGTCCTGCCGAACGCTGTTGCCGGTGAGGTTGGTCTCGGTGACGGCCTCGACTGCACCGGTCGTTGAGGTTGTGTCCTGGCGAACACTGTTCCCGGTAAGCAGGTGCGTCTGCGTGACCGCACCGGCTGTCGCCGTGGTGTCCTGGCGGACGTTGTTTCCGGTGGCGGTGTGCTGGCTGGTGACCGAGCCGGCTGTGCTGGTGTGATCTGTTCGGCTGCTGTTGCCGGTAAGGTTGATCGCAGCCGGAATCGACCGCAGCGCAATGACAAACTCAGCGTTGGTCGTGTTCGGACCGGTGATCGTCGTCGTGCCAGTCGCGCCAGCGGTGGCCTTGGTGCCAGTAACAACAACAAAGCCGCCACCGTGGCCGGCGTTGGTGCCCGCCTCGCCACGCTCGGTCAGGGTAGTGAGGTTGGCGTTGACCGGATTGCTAAATGCAACGACGCTGGTTGAATCGTCCGGTCGCGTCGCAATCAGGACGATCAGCGCATCGGCGGTCGCCGTAGTAATCGACGGCAGCGTAACCGTCGTGCTGGCCGTCGTCTTGGCGTCGGTGACCGGCGTAGCGTCAAAAGGCGTCGTTGAGTTGACGCCTCGGAACGTGATGATCCGCGCTACTTGGTGATCGCCGGAGTCGCCGGTTGCGACGTTGGCCTCAGCCCCGGACGCTGCAAACTTCCACCAGATTTGCAACTTCGATCCGGCAGTAGTTGCCAGATCAACGCGAGGGGAGCCGGTGACCGCCTGCCAACCAGCCGGCGGCGTGAGCGTGGTGCCCTCGCCGCCCGTCTCGATAATCAGGAGACCCAGGTCACCTGTGACGTGAGCCGGCCACGCAACACTGACCGACGCGGCGCCGGCCGACTGGTTGCCGATAGCCTGAAAGACTGCCGGCACGGCTTACTCCAGCAGACGCCAGGACGTCACATAGTCGTTGCTAATCGGTGCCGCCTGCGGGTTGTCGTTGAGGTGCGCCCACCACTGATACCCATCCCACTCGGCCTCAATCTCAAGGCCGGTGTTGAGCGTGATGAGAACAACACCTTGACCGGATTGCGGCGGGTCAGAGGGAAACAGTGGTGGCACGATCTACCTCAAACGAACGGGGGCAGCACGTCGGGCTGGCCTAGCTTGTTGCGCTGGTAGTAGAAGCCGAGCCCGGTCACAAAGATGTCGCCAGCGAAGGTGTCCAAAGGATTCGCGCCGTCGCGGAAGAACCGGATCAGGAACCGCATGTTGGGCTGCACTTCGCTGCCCGGGATCGTCGCCTCGAAGAACTTCGTGTGCTGGTGATAGGTCATGTTTTGATGACCGCTCGCCAGCGTGTAGACCGTTGCTGGTTCGGTGAAAGCATGGTTCTGCGGCGCGCTCATTGAGCCATAGGCCCAGGCGTAGGAGAACTCCATGCCGAACCGGACATTGCCGTCGTGCGTGAAGTCTCCGGGCGTCCACTGCACCGCCGCCTTCAGATCCGTGCCAGGGGCGTAGTCCATCGGCACCGCGAACGATGCGTAGGCGCTGGACATCTGCCCTTGGAAGTAGGCGTACTGGTAAATGCCGCCCCGGAAAAGCGTGAGCTGCGGCGCGTCAACGTCGTTGGGCTGAACTTCCGGCGTGACGTTGAACGATGTCCAGGCTTGCGCCGTCCGCGCCACCAAGTCGCCGATGTTGCCATCGGCCTCGGCGGGCGTGAGTGGGGCGCCGCCCTTGTCGGCCAGACGAACAATCGTCATGGCCTACCTATCAAGGAGCGACCGGCTGCTTCGCGGTGTAGACCAGCGAGGGGAAGTTGACCGGGTTGCCAGCCGTGATGGTCTGGCCGGAGGTCTCTTCCGTCACCCACAGCACCTTGCTGTTGACCGTGTCGACGAAGGCGATATGGCTGGCGGCACCCGTGGCGTTTGCGGACGTGTCGCTCTTGCCGGCGGCGGTGGTCAACGTGCGATCGTTACCCGAGCTCGCCAGGGTGAAGTCCGTGCTGGTCATCGAGGCCTCGGCCAGGATGTTGCCGTTCACCGTGGCGTAGCTGTCGCCGAAGGTGTAGGCGTCGATGACTGCCATCTTGTTGCAGTTCACTTTGATGAAGTTCGGACCTTGATCCAGAACGTCGGGGTGGGCGTACTTCGCCATGTTGAGCTCCTGTTGCGACTCAGATGCGGGCCAGCTTCACCCGAAGGTTGGCCCTGGTATGGCCTCTCGTTGCCCGCTGCCGAGCCACGTTGACGCCTTGCATGTAAAACTGGTTCTGCGTTGCCACCAAGTTCGGGTTGGTGTACGCCTTGTTGGGAGAGATCATCAGCCGCGCCTTGGCGCCGGCCCCGATGTACTCGGCGTAGTCCTCGAAGATGACGTCGTCGCACGAGCTGGAGCTGCGCGTCGGCTTGATTGCGGCGCGAATCGTGATCGCGTCGACTTCCTTCGCCTTCGGGATCGGAAACACACTGAAGGTGGTCGTGTCCTTCTGCGACCACGTCGTCGGCTCGGAGCGGCTATCGGCTCCACTGACGTCGGGGTTATAGAAGGCGGCCGAGGGGACGTAGTCCGGCCCCATCGGCGGCAGCTCTTTGTTCTTGTAGAACAGCTTCATCACCTTGGTGACGAGTCTGTTCGGAGGCGGGTCCAGGTCGTAGTTGCCTTCGCCGGCCACTAGGGTGACCAAATCGAGGTCCACCTGGACCACGCACGACTTCTCGCAAAAGTCGATCACGGTGTTCCGAATGGCCTGGATCGCGGAGATCTCGGCGCACCCCGGAACATCCGGAAGGACGTAGGGCAAGAAGTCGTCGTAGGACTTCATCGCTTAGACACCGCCCATCTGGAGCGCGGCCGGATTCGGGGAGGTCGTGCGGCCCTTGCTGTTGAGGTCGGGCGAGAAGGCAGCGTCCTTGGACGTCTTGATCCCCAGCATCCCGTTGAAGGCGTTGAGGTAGTTCGCGGACAACTGGAAGTTCTGCGCGAACTCGGCGTCCTTGCTGTAGGCGCGGTACAGAACGTAGTTCAGCAGCGGGTCGGCAAAGATGTCCGGGATCGACAGAGGTGACGACAGAGCGGAGACGTCTGTTGGATCCTTCGAGTAGATCACTTCCAGCTTAGCCGTCGACAGCGCGGGCGGATAGACGTAGAAGTTCTTCGGGTCGCGGTTGTCGTAGGCGAAGTTCTTGATCGTCGCCTGACCGGCCTCGCTGTGCCAAGACGGGTTCTGGGTGTCGAGCACGTCGCGATCGACGTGACGCACCGAGCGGCCGCCCGTGTTAGTTCCCGTGATGTTGCGGATCACGTCCAGTAGACGCAGCCCATTGCTGGGCAGCGTCTGTTTGCTGCCAGCCACCAGCGTCACGGTGGTGTTTTCCACCGAGGCGTCAGGCCGGATCAGGGCAATCGACCTTTGGCCGTCGTTAATCCACCGGAAGAACTCAGAGTCCAACCAGCGGATGCCGTCCGAGTCGTTCAGGACGATACGGGCACGATCAATGATTTCGCTTGCAAGCATGTGTTACCTCACCATAAATCTCTTGTTACACTCAGGCGCAAACTAAGGAGTAGCCGTGCCGCAACCTCTTGATCTTACTGCGCAAACTTTCGGAAGCCTGCTTGTTTTGCAGAGGGCTGAGTGCCCAGCCTCTTTTGCCAGACCTCGCGTTGCTTGGCTCTGCGCTTGCGACTGCGGAAACAAAAAGGTGGTCGTGGCGGACAGTCTTCGCGCCGGACTGGTGAAGTCGTGCGGATGCGTAAAGCAGTCCAAGGAGTTTCGCGACGACATCAAGAAGCGACTGACCAAACATGGCATGACGCATACGCCAACCTGGACCAGTTGGGCCAAGATGCTTCAGCGTTGCCGCAATCCAATGTCGACCCAGTACAAGTGGTACGGAGCGCGAGGCATCTCCGTTGACGAGCGTTGGCTTTCGTTCGAGAACTTCCTTGCAGACATGGGCCTGCGTCCAAGCGGCACAACGCTGGATCGCGTCAACAACGACGGCCCATACTGCAAGGAGAACTGCCGGTGGTCTACGCATAGAGAGCAGTCAGCGAATCGAAGAAAACCACAGCCGTACAAGCACAAGTCACAACGAGGCTCCAGAGATCCTTCCGCGCCCAATGGTTCGCGCTGAAGACATCGTTCTTGGTCAGG